ATGAGCAAGCGCGTTTTTGTCAAAGTAATTGTCGCCATCGATGAAGTTGGAAGAATGACTCCAAAGCAAATTACTTGGCCAGACGGGCGTGAATTTGAGATCGATCGTGTTTTGGACATCCGCCCTGCTCCGGCTAAAAGCGGTGGTGCAGGAATCCGATACACTTGCCGGATTCAAGGACGGGAGGTCCCGATCTATCAAGGCATAGTAGATGGTAAGTGGTGGTGTGACGGGAAAGACGATGTCTCTTGACGTCAAAGGCAGGAGGAAATATCATGAATACGCTTGTAAGCTACTCTGCATATACGGCAAAGGAGCCCCCAATGATAGATGAAAACCTGACATTCGGTGATTACCTGCAAAAAAGACGCAGTGCGCTCATGGTCCAACGCGCATTGGCAGACAAAATCGGTGTTACGGTCGCCTATATTTCAGACGTTGAGAATGGTCGGAGGGACCCACCGCCTTATGATAAACTCCTGCTCATTGCAGATGCCCTGGATCTAAAGGGCCAGGATCGGCTATTGTTCTTTGATCTCGCTGGCAAAGGCAGAAAAGAAGTATCGCCTGACCTTCCTGAATATATCATGAACTCGAACGTAGCCGACACGGTTCGTCTCGCTTTGCGTACGGCGAAGGACTCCAACGCATCAGTTCAGGATTGGTTGGATTTTGTCGAGAAAATGAAGAAAAAAGGCCAATCGGATTAGGTTGTCCTATCATCAGAACCCTCGAGAGTGCATGAGATACGAAAAATCCGAGTTGTCATTTTTAACCTACTAGACCCACCTGTCAAGTCCTTGAATTAAAATTTTGGATCTTCTATTCTGAATACCCAACCCTTTTCAATCGGCTTGCTACCCGCATAGCATTCGACCGCAACCAGCTGTTTTCAATTCAATAAAGCGACATCAACTCCCCCAGGCTCTTTTACATTCCTGACACTTTACATTCTTATGCGTATTTGCGTATTTCGAAGGGAGAACCGGACATTATGAATCTCGTTGATCACAAAATGCGTAAAAACAATGTCCCCGTGCTAAGCCACGCCGATATCGAAACCATAGCAGATGATGTCATCCGCTCCTTCCTTGCCCATGCAACTGCCGATTCCCCAGCAATCAACATTGAATTGCTGGCGGAAAAGCACCTGGGTGTGCGGCTGGATTACGTACATCTGTCCAACAACGAATCGATTCTGGGCATGATGATTTTCCAGGACTGTTCTGTCCCGCTCTATCTTCCTGATGATAGAACTGCCAAGTATTATGCTGCCAAAGCTGGCACGGCGATGATCGACCGGTCTTTGCTGAATGACAGGAAGATGGGGCGAGCCCGGTTCACGATCGCCCATGAATGTGCGCATTGGATCCTTCACCGGCCAACAAAGCATACCTATGTCAACCAGATAACCCTCGACATCCCCGCAGCGATAGACGACCCCAATGTGGCGATTGTGTGTCGAACGGCATCAAGTCGCGCAGTATCATCGGGTTTGAAAACGCCAGGCGAATGGAAGGAATGGCAGGCCGATAATCTGGCTTCGGCATTGCTGATGCCAGCAGGTGCCGTTCGAACCTGTATGATGAACTGCATCAGTCAAATGAATGGATCCGCCAATATACACTTTGATCTGTACGGTGAAAAATATGTGCAGGCGAAAACAGCAAGCCTGATCCGGCATATGGCAGCGCTCTTTCAGGTATCTGAAAAAGCAGCGGAGATCCGTTTGAATCGATTGGGATACTTGTGTCAACGTCCAGAGGAGCCAAAGCAAGTGCCATTGGAATTCACCTATACCAACCCATACGACCTGTTTGATTGGTGATTCACATTCTTTTTTGGCTTTGCATACTCTTATATGCTTATTTGTGAATAACATGTGGAAAGCGAGGTGGATAACTACTGCTAGAAAAATTCATCTTTCATATCATCGGGGGTGACAATTAAGATGACACAACTGAAATGTCCAAAATGCGGCAGGCGAGTGATCGACGCAGAAAAGAACGTCAAGACCGAAATCCGAGTCATCCAAGACCAAATAGACTGGGTTCCAGATTTTTACACCAAATGCTGGAAATGTAAGACCGAGTTAGGAATCAAGAAAAACTAAACACCATACTTCGTACAGAGCACGATGCGAATGCGACATACGAGCCTGACAAGTAGCTTATTAAGCTAATTGTCAGGTTCTTTTTTGCTTAGAGGCTACTTGTCCGGCTCCCGAAAGGAGCCAACAAGTGAAAATCAAGTACACATTTTTAACCGGAGAAATCATCGAAATCGAAGTGGATGACTGCCTGGGAGCAGAAATCTCCGAAATTGAGCACAGGTCCAACCTCAAAGATCGCGCTGAAACTCGCCGCCATCATTCGATTGAAGGCCTTGGTAAACGGGGCGTTCATTTTGCAGATCCCAAGAGCAATGTCGCAGCAGTAATTGAACTGAAGGAAACCATTGCTGAGCTGAAATCCGATCTTGAAAAACTTCGTGTAGCTATCCTTTCACTTCAGCCTCAACAGCAAGAACTTATTCAGAAAATCTTTTTTGAAGAACGCAGTATCGCCAGCGTTGCCGCAGAGGATGGTGTCAACGAAGCTGCTGTTCGCAATCGGATGCAAAAAATCTTTAAACGCCTCAAAAACTATTTTGAAAAAAGTTGAGAAAAAGGGGGTTCGGTTTTACGAATCTCGTGGCTATTAAGTGAGGGCAATTTTTCAGACACCCTCGCCAGCACCTTGACAACTTCATACCGCACGGAAGCGGGGGCTATTCGGAAACAACACCGTTAGTTGGCAACGTTGAAAGAGACGACCGGCGATCCGTGGGACTATTTCCCTTCTTATTTATTACAAGGAGGTCTTCTTCGATGCATATTCGACCTGGAGACATTTGTCAAATTAGAATTCATACGCAAAATGGCGAGAAAGTCGTTAAGGGACTTCTTGTCGAACAAACCGAAAAAGAGCAGCTGTGGCTATTGGTCTATTTCATTAATCCCGATCAACCGGATTATTCGTTCGATTCATTTCAAATGACCACCCTGTTTGGCAGCAAGCGCGATCTTGGGTTTAGCGAAATCAATGGCGGCAACCTGATGATCACAACTGAAAAAGGCATTGAGCGGGTTATCGGGTTCGTGACTGAACGGGCATTGTCTAGCATCTGCTGCGATGTCTTTGATTCCAGATTCGCGTGGAAACTGGAGCGGCTTCGCAAGCACAAGTCAACGGGGACCAATTTCTGGATCAATCTCAATCCGTATGTCGGCCAAGTCATCCCAGGCATGTGCCGGTCATGAAGCTGTTGGACCATCAGGTGGTGGCGCTTCAGAGAACTGTGGATCGAAACCGGGTGGCGTACTACCTGGCGATGGGCCTTGGCAAGACCTATGTCGGAGCAGAAAAGCTAGTCAGGCTTGGAGCTGATCGTAACCTGGTCGTCTGTCAGAAATCCAAGGTTGAGGACTGGGCCAACCACTTTCGCGAGCATTATGACTACCCGGTTATCATCTATCAGAAACGACAGTCGCTACCTGACCGATTTGTTGCTGTGATCAACTATGACCTTTTATGGCGACGACCGGAGCTACTCGATCTGACCAACCACACCTTGATGCTCGATGAGTCCAGCTTGATCCAAAACCGGACATCCAAGCGCAGTAAGTTCGTCCTCAAGAGTAATCCCAGGAACGTCATTCTCCTTTCAGGCACCCCGATCGGTGGCAAATACGAATCGCTCTGGACCCAGTGTAACCTACTTGGCTGGCCCATCAGCGAGGAATTGTTTGTCAGGCATTTTTGTGACTACCACTGTGATACGTCTACCCCCTTCCCCACCAAGATCATCGACGGCTACAAAAATGTCGATCGTCTCAAGCGCAAATTAGCCGACCATGGTGCCGTTTTCATGAAGACCGAAGATGTCATCGACTTGCCCGATCAGATATTCGAGCAGATCGAAGTCAAGGCAACCATCAAGTACAAAAAGTTCAAGAAAATCCGGCTTTGCTCGGATCCCGATTTGGAAGGTGGCAACTCCCTGACGCACCTGCTTGGTCTACGTCGGTTATGCGGTGCCTGGAATGATGACAAACTGACGGCCCTGAAAGATCTGCTAGACAGCACGGATGAACGCGTGGTTATTTTTTACAACTTCAATGAGGAACGTGACGCCATTTTGACCCTCGTCGACGACCGCCCGGTCAGTATCATCTGCGGCGAAACCAAGGACTTTTCTGCCTATGAACAACAAGACAACGCCATCGTCCTGGTCCAGTACCAGGCAGGTGCTATGGGAATCAATCTGCAAAAAGCCAGACGCATGATCTTCTTCTCCCTTCCCCTGTCATCGGAACTTTTCGAACAAGCCCAAAAGCGTATCCACCGGATCGGTCAGACCCAGACCTGCTTTTACTACCTACTTCTGGTCAAAGACAGTATCGAGATCGATATTTTGAACACCTTACAGCAACGACAAAACTACACAAATGAGTTATTTCGGAGGACACATGAATGAAACTCAATTCAAGATCAAGGTCCAACATTTCTTAACCGACATCGGTGCCTGGCATGTCAAATTCATGGGCACAAAATTCACCCCGTCTGGAATCCCAGACATCCTGGCTTGTATCCAGGGCAGATTTTACGGCATTGAACTCAAAACCGATCATGGGGTTGCCTCTCCCCTGCAACTCCGTCAGCTTGAAAAGATCGAGCAAGCGGGCGGCCGAGGGATACTGCTGCGACCCAAGGGATTTGATGCCTTCAGGAAGGAGGTTTTCGATTGGATCCATTCAGCCACAGCCGAGTCGAACAATGGAACAAATGCCGATTCAGCTGGTACCTAAAGTACATAGCCGTAACAGGTGTCATACCTAACCAGGATGCCGACAATGCCCTGATCCTGGGTCAGGCCCTACATCTTGGGATTGAAAAGGGAGTCAACGCGGCCATCGACTGGTATTTTTCTCAGTACTATGTCATCACGGATCTTCATATCAATGAAGCGATCAAGCTTGAAACCCTGATTCCCAAAGCCCGAGCGATTCTCCCGCCCGGTCAGTTCGAAGTGCCGATCCAAACCGGTGAATTTGTCGGCTTCATCGATCTTCTAGCCGATGGCGATGTCTATGATTTCAAGTACACCAAGTCGATCGAGCGCTATCTTGATTCACCACAGCTAAGCCTCTATCGCTACTATGGCCGTCACTCGGGTCGGCTGTTCTTCGTTCACATCCCCAAAACCCAGATCCGGATGAAGAAAACCGAAGACCTCTATCGTTTCCGTAAACGCCTGAAAAACGAACTGTCGACCATGCACGTCACGATCACGGAAGTACCGTACAACCGTGACAAGGTGGAACAGGTCGCTTCGACTGCAATCGAGATGTATAAAACCAAACTGGCCTGGAAAGAAGAAAACGAATGCCAGCAGATCCATCCGACCTATGATCCAGCTAGCCTAGTCCTGCAGTTCTTTCCCAAATCCATCACCAATCTGTGTGATTGGTGCGACTACCAAAATTATTGTCTAGGAGGACAAACCTATATGCTTCTACCCAAAAACGAACGCCGTGAGATCCTGATCAACACCACCCCGGACATGTGGTTGTATGGCGACAGCTACACCGGCAAGACCGTGTTCATGGACAGCTTTGACAATGTACTGTTTATCAACACCGATGGCAACGTCGATCACATCAGTAGCCCTGTGATCCGGATCAAGGACGAGGTGACCCAGGATGGCCGTATCACCCGCCGTCGCCTCGCTTGGGATATGTTCCTCGAAGCCGTTTCCGAACTGGAAAAACGGGACAACACCTTCCAGACCATTGTCATCGACCTGGTCGAAGACGTCTTTGAACATTGCCGGCTGTACATGTACGACAAACTTGGCATCGAGCATGAGCAGGATGCCGGTTTCGGCAAGGGTTGGGACATGGTCCGAACCGAATTCCTCTCGACCATGAAACGCCTGAAAAACTGCGGCTACCAACTGGTGTTTATCAGCAAAGTCGTGACAAAAGAAATCACTCGAAAAACGGGTGAAAAAGTGACCACCTTCACCCCCAATGTCAACGACAAGGTCAGTAACGTCCTCGCCGGTATCGTCGATCTGACCGCACGAGTCGTTGCCGATGGCGATGAACGCTACCTGTCTTTCAAGACATCTCCCTATATCTTTGGCGGTAGTCGCTATAACTTCGGTGTCGACCAGATTTCACTCAACCGCGATGAGTTCTGGAAGATCCTGCACGCAGCCCAGGCAGGGAAAACCGTCCGGGCTAAGCGTGAACCAGTTGAGAAACCGACTCCTCCTCAGGTGATCGACACAACCGAACCCGAAGCAGTTTCCAGCCAAGAAACAGAACCTACCGAGACAGAACAGCCCAAGCGCGCACGTCGCAGCAGAAAGTGAGGATTTTCTAACATGGATTGGAGCAAATTTGACAAGCAAGTAGATCTCGATGCTTTAAAGCAGGATGTTGTCGAGGCATCGAACAACAAGGGCACGTTCGAGGAATTGCCCGATGGCACCTATGCCGTCAAGGTTGATAAGATGGAGCTCAAAACCAGCAAAAAAGGCGACCCGATGGTCAGCATCTGGTTCAAGGTGACCGAAGGCCAGTACCAGAACCGTCTGATCTTCTACAACCGCCTGGTCAACCAGCCGTTCGGGATCCACATGGCCAACGAGTTTCTGCGCTCTCTGGAATCGGGCCTTGATATCCAATTTGACAGCTATGCGCAGTACAACGATCTTTTGCTGGATATTTCCGAAGAGATCGAAACCGCCGGTTTGACCTACGATCTCGAGGTCAGAACAAACAACAAGGGGTTCCGTGACTACGCTATCGTCGAGGTCTACGAGTGATCTTCTTTGACTTCGAGGTGTACCCTCATGATTGGGTGGTGGTGCTGGCAAATGCCAGCACCCGTTCCACCTCTGAGATCGTCAACAATCGCGACCAGCTCGAAGCGTATTATTCCCAACATAAATCAGATATCTGGATTGGGTATAACTGCCGGGAGTACGACCAGTACATCCTAAAATCGATCCTTCTGGATATGAACCCATTTGACGTTTCGCATGCGATCATCAATGAGGATAGACGGGGTTGGGAGATCAGCCGCGAGTTTAACCAGATCCCGCTGATCTTTTTTGATGTCATGACTGATAAATTCAAGGGCCTCAAACAGCTTGAGGGGTTCATGGGCCACAACATTGAAGAAACGACCGTACCGTTCAATGAAAACCGCAAATTGACCGATTCAGAAATCACAGATGTCCTTCGCTATTGTCACCATGATGTCGAGCAAACCATTGAGGTGTTTCTCAATCGCCAGGAGGAATTTGACAGCCAGATGGCATTGATCAAGACCTTCTCGCTGCCGATTGGATTTCTATCTAAAACCAAACCGCAATTGTCTGCGATCATTTTGGGTGCCATTCGCCAGAGTCATGACGATGAATTTCAGATCACGATCCCACCTGAGCTCAAATTGGATAAATATGCAGAGGTTCGCGACTGGTATCAGGACAAGCGAAATCATTTCTATGACCTGTCTCTGACCACCGGTGTCAGCGGGGTCAAGCATGTATTTGCCTGGGGCGGATTGCACGGCGCCAATGAATGTGTCTGCGAGAGCGGAATTATTCTGAGCATCGATGTGGCTTCCTACTATCCTGCCCTGATGATCGAGTACGGATTTACCAGCCGCAACATCCAAAACCCGCAGAAATATTGCCAGATCCGGGACGAGCGGATCCGGCTCAAAGCGGCCAAAGACCCGATGCAGCTGCCATACAAGATCGTCCTCAACTCGACATATGGCGCCATGAAGGACAAGTTCAACGTCCTATATGATCCTCTCATGGCTAACAACGTCTGCGTCAATGGTCAGCTGTTCCTTCTGGACCTGATCGAGAAATTGGAGCCGCACTGGCAGCTGATCCAATCCAACACAGATGGTTTGGTGGGCAAGGTCGTGGGGGATGTTTCAGTTATCTACGAGGTTTGCCGCGTGTGGGAAGTCAGGACCCGGATGGTGCTCGAATATGAAACGTTTGCCAAGATCGTGCAAAAGGACGTCAACAACTACATCCTGATACGCGAAGATGGAACCTTTAAGTCCAAGGGCAGCTATGTCAAAAAACTCGACGTCCTGGATAACGACCTGCCGATTGTCAATCGCGCGGTAGTCGAACGCCTTGTGCATGACATCCCAGTTGAAACAACCATCCGTTCCTGCAACAACCTGATGGAATTCCAAAAGATCGTCAAGCTTAGTGGCAAGTACACGCATTTCCGGCACGGCCTTCAACCCCTTCGGGAAAAGACCCTCCGGATTTTTGCGTCCTCTGATGCTTCGGATCCAGGTATTTACAAGGTCAAGTCGGAAAGCCGCGTCGAGAAAGTAGCCGGATCACCATTCAATTGCTTTATCAACAACGGCAATGTAAATGGCAAACCTGTCCCTGAGAAACTTGACCGGGATTGGTACATCCGTCAGGCCAAAGATCGCGTGAATGATTTCCTCGGTGACCTGGAATTTCTATCTTTACTATGAAAAAAGGAGCTGATTTTCTTTGGACATTTTCAAAGGGTATCTACCCATGCGTGGCAAACGCGCCATGGAAGCATACAAAGATCGATCGTCATTTTATACCATAGGAGCAGTCAGCGAATTTGCTGGTTTTGGGGGCATTCTGGCTGATGATTTCATCCAGATTGATCTCGATGATGGCGACGAGGCCAAGATCCTTCTGAAAATCATTGAGGACAGAAAGATCCTCTGTTCAGTCCTGAAAACGACTCGTGGCATGCATTTTTACTTCCGAAAAACTGGTCAGACCAATAATCGGGTTGGCGCTAAACTGGCGATCGGTTTGACTGCCGACATCGGGGTCAAGAACCGACTCGTTCCCCTGAAAATCGATGGCGTCTTGCGCGAGTGGATCTTTCAGCCAGATGAGGTTGACCCGCTCCCTCAGTGGCTCAATCCGGTCGACAAAGTGCCGGATTTTCATGCAATGGATGAGGGCGACGGGCGTAACCAGACCTTGTTCAATTACATCCTGGCCTTGCAGGCAGCAGGGTTTTCCAAGCAGGATGCCCGGTTTACCCTGCAGATCGTCAATCAGTATGTCTTGAAGAAACCGTTGCCCAAGCGCGAGTTGGAAACCATTTTCCGGGATGAGGCGTTTGCCAAACCGGCCTTTTTCAATGGCACGACCTTTCAGCACAATGTCATGGGTGATTTTCTGATCAATGATAATCACATTGTTAAAATTAACTACCGTCTTCATATTTTTACCGGTCAGACCTATTCATCAGATGCCAGTGAAATTGAATGTGCCATGCTGAATCATTTACCGACTTTGACCCAATCCAGGCGAAAGGAAGTCCTGCAATATCTGCGCCTTCGAGCTCCTGTGGCCTATTATGAACATTGCCGATACATCGCGGTCAAGAACGGCATATTGGACGTTGATACCCTTGAGTTGCTCCCCTTCACGCATGAAAGGATCGTACCCAATCAGGTCCCCTTCAATTGGAATCCGGATGCTGAATGCAACGTGGTTGATGAGGTCCTAGACCGCATTAGCTGCCATGATCCGGATCTTCGCTCGCTTCTAGAAGAAGCGCCTGGTTATGCCTTGTTTCGTCGTTCGGAGTATGGCGCAGCGTTCTTTTTGACGGGTTTTGGCAAGAATGGTAAGTCAACCTACCTTGACATGGTCAAACGGCTGTTGGGTAATGAAAACTACTCGGCGTTATCTTTTAAGTCACTTGATGAACGGTTCAAAACGGCGGAACTGGTGGGGAAATTGGCCAATATCGGTGACGACATCGGCAAGACATTCATCGAGGATAACTCGGTTTTCAAAAATATCGCTACCGGTAATACGATCAATGTCGAACGCAAAGGTGAAGATCCGTTTGATTTTGAGCCATTCGCCAAATTGTTCTTTTCAGCCAATGACATGCCGCGGATCCGCGATGTTTCGGATGGCCTGGCCAGACGATTGTGGCTCATTCCCTTCAATGCCAAATTTTCCAAAGACGATCCAGATTATGACCCCTTCATCATCGACAAACTTCGTGATCCTGCTGCCATGGAACGATTTCTGTTCCTTTCTGTCATGGCACTCAAGCGAGTTATCAGGAATAAGGGATTGACCGAACCAGGTGCCGTTTTACAGGAGAAATCCAGGTATGAAAAGCGCAACAATCCGATCAAATTGTTTTTGGAGGACCATGAAGTGCTTGATCGATCTTCACGTGAAATGCATCAGGTGTATAACGTCTGGTGTCGTGAAAACGGCTACCAGGCGATGTCAATCTATGAATTTTCCAGTGAAATATGTCGTCAGCTGGGATACGAAACCAAACGGATTCGTATAGATGGCAAACAAATGGCCGTTTTCAAGGCAAAAACGTGAGTGGTGTGCGGGTCATGTTCGTACCGGGTACTCACGGCTGTAATACCCAACATGACTTCGTCTTCAGGTTTTTGTGCGGGTGTGAGTTGTCCCCCTACCTATATATATAGGGCAAATTCATCTGAGGTTGAATGAATTTACTTCTATATAAAAGTATAGATATTAATAGAAGAAATAGAGGGATGAAAAAACGCAAAAGGCCTGGCGTTGTAAGGCGCGAGGTGTGCGTTGAATAGACGTCACCTCCGCACACCCGCCGCACATGACAACTCACGTGCCTAAAGTTGTACCTGGCTGGGTTTCGACCAGGCATATTTATTGGAAGAAGGAGGTCAAATGGCGTAGTTATGACAGGACATGGTACAGACAGATGCAAATGAGCCGGGAGAATCCCGGTTTTTTTATTGCCGCTGGCAAATGCCCCGGCTTTTTTGTTGGAAAGGACCATCAAAATGAAAAAACCATTGATTTATGTTTGCTCCCCACTGGCGGGGGATTTAATGAACAACATTGAGCGAGCAGCCAGGTATTGTCGATTTGTCAGCAGCCAAAGTGCGATCCCAATCGCTCCGCACCTCTACTTCACCAGGTTCCTGGATGACGCCATTGCAGAGGAACGCGACCTGGGGTTGGAAATGGGCCTTGATGTTTTAGGCATCTGTGATGAGGTGTGGGTGTTTGGCTCAAAAATCAGTGCCGGAATGAAACGCGAGATTTCGCTGGCCAAGCAACTTAGCAAACCCATTTTGTTCTTTGATCAGATGTGTAAACCATTGGAGGTACAAGATGAATCCCTATGAGAATTTGGCCAATGCTATTATATTGAAGGCTGTTAAGGACTACAGAAAAGCCAGACGAACTCTGGCTAAGAAACCAGAGGACGCTTCTGCCAACCTGGCCATTACCCGCATCCTGCAATTCTTTCATTCGGAATATTTCTGTGTCCTGTCCAATCTGAATCCAGTTGCACTTCTTGAACGACTGGATCGGGAGGTTGCTTCATGACAGCAAAGGAATATTTCAGACAGGCGTATTACCTTGACCAGTGCATCAATTCCAAGTTGGAACATCTGGAATCCTTGAACGCCATTGCCAACAAAGCTACTTCTGTCTTTTCCGAGATGCCACGAAACCCCAATCGCAATATTGACTCCTTAGCAAATGCCGTTGATAAAATCATTGACTTGCAGGAGGAAATCAACCAAGACATCGATCGATTTGTCGATCTGAAGCATGAGATTGTTGCACTCATCAAAGGAATTGAGGTGCTAGAGTATCAGATAATTCTTGAGAAACGTTACCTCAATTTTCTTTCTTGGGAACAAATCGCAGCGGATATGAACTACGGTATCGATAATGTGTTCAGGGCACATAAAAAAGCACTCTCTTTAGTGTCGATCCCAAAAACTCTACAGTAAAATCAAGTGAAATCCAGTGAACTCTTCTGTTACTATTAGGCTAGAAAAATAGAGTTTACACAGAGCCTTCGCGGGCAACAATTCCGCGGGGGCTTTTTGATACAAAATTCTAAGATCAACAAGTTATAGCATCACGTAACTGAAGGCACTTTGGCAAACGGCTATCCGTCATATAATGAGAGCACGACATGAGAATGGTTATCACCGAAAGCGAGGAATAGCTTATGAAGAATTTATTTTTGCTGATATCCTTAGTCTCCTTGATTGCATTAGCACTTACAGGATGCGCTCCGGCCGCCACGGAATCAATGGCAACAACGACGGCTGGAACAACCACAGCGATGGCTGAAACCACAATGATGGCTGAAACTACAATGATGGCTGAAACCACGATGGCAACAACCACGATGGCACCATCAGCTACCACCAAAGAAGCTTTGATGACTTCATACAAAGACTTGTCTCCTGCAGACGCAAAGGCGTTGATCGACAGCACCCCTGATCTGATCATCATCGATGTGTCTCCCCGTTATGCCGATGGCCATCTGCCCGGTGCCATCAATTATTATGTAGGTGATGGCTCGTTAGACAATGCTATCCCGACACTAGATAAAAGCAAACCCTATTTGGTTTACTGCCACGTTGACAGTGCATCTATAGCAGGTGCTCAGAAACTTATTGATGCGGGATTTGAAACAGTTTATCGGCTTGAGGGAAATTACTCAGCCTGGGTTGATGCCGGATATGATATCGAGAAATAGGAAAGTATTTGATCTGGTGCAAAATTTGTATCAGAGCGATATCTATCACATCATGATGTTCCAGTTCATAGTAGATTATCTTCCCGGCACTGAATCATGTCAGCAAACGTCACTTTTTGTCAGAACAATCCATTTGGTAAGATAAACTCAGCAGAATAGATCCCAGAGAGCCATCGCGGTAAACACCTCGGTGGCTTTTTCTATGCAATCAGGAGGTGATTTCATTGCCAATGAAACCCAAAACACCTTGTTCTCACCCTGGCTGTCCCCTTCTGACGTCAGATCGGTTTTGTGAAGAACATGCCAAGCAGGAAGCCAGGCGTTATGAAAAATACGACCGGGATCCTGCAACCAGAAAACGATACGGCCGGACTTGGAAACGGATCCGTGACAGGTACATCCACGAGCACCCGCTGTGTGAACAGTGCGAGAAAGATGGCAAGCTGGTCGCTGCCGAGGAAGTTCATCATATCCTTCCGCTTCGCGATGGTGGTACCCACGATGAATCCAACTTGATGAGTCTGTGTACCTCCTGCCACTCGACGATCACCGCACGCGAAGGTGGTCGATGGTCAAGGAAGGACCGCCGTCGAGGTTAGGTATCAAATGTGCACCTGACCACCCCTAGGGCGGTCATATTAGTCAGGATGTAATGACATCCTTTCGGGCGTGGAGTGTCGTGTGTAAAATCTACGGTTCAAACGGGGGATTAACCCCTCACAAATATAATTGGAGGTGACAGTGTGGCAAAAGACGGAACAAATCGGGGTGGCAGGCGAGTTCGCGCTGGTGACAAACCACATGCCCTTGCGGATAAAGTCACAAGGGGCAGAGCCGCAAAAATACTTGAGATTCCAGATCTGCAACCTGAATCAATATTAGAGGCCGATGATCTCGATGGTGCCGTCGATCTTTTTGGCGAGGACATGCCGACACCCAGTGACTATCTCAGTGCCAGGCAAAAAGATGGTAAGCCCCTTGGTGCAGATAAAATGTTCATTGAAACCTGGGGTTGGCTCAAAGAACGTGGCTGCGAAAAATTCATCAATCCGAGACTCATCGAAGCATATGCCCAAGCATTTACCCGATACATCCAATGTGAAGAAGCGATCAGCTTGTACGGCCTGCTTGGTCGGCACCCGACAACCGGCGGAGCCATTGCCAGTCCATTTGTACAGATGAGCCAGTCATTCCAAAAGCAAGCAAACCTGCTATGGTACGAGATCTTCGATATCGTCAAACAGAACTGCACTACATCGTTTGTAGGTAATCCGCAGGACGACCTCATGGAAGCCCTGCTATCAGGTCGGAGGTAATGATGAAACAATTTTCTTTAAAAAAGGTTATGCCCGGATCTTATCAGAATGAAATTAACGATTTCATTCGAAATTTAACACGCTACCAATTGACCTCGCAACAAATTAAGGTCCTACGAGGACAAGCGCTTGCCGGGGATTTGGTAGGTGCTCAAAAAGGTCTTGAAAGGATGGTTTCTATACATGCAAACAACCGAGCGGTTTGAAAAAGTAAATATTGATCGCCTTGTCCCATATGCCAGGAACGCCCGCACCCATAGCAAGGATCAGATCTTGCAGCTGCGGGCGTCTTTGCGTGAATTTGGGTTTGTAAATCCGGTCATTGTAGATAAGGACCTCAACATCATCGCCGGGCACGGCCGAATCCTAGCCGCCAAGGAAGAGGGTATCACCGAAGTTCCATGTGTATTTGCCGAGCACCTGACCGACGCTCAAAAACGAGCGTATATCCTAGCCGACAACCGGCTTGCCTTGAATGCGGGTTGGGATGAAGAAATGCTCACAGTGGAATTATCTGATTTGCAGGGAGAAAGCTTTGACCTCACTCTTATTGGCTTTGGTGATGCAGAGCTCAATAAGATATTGGGCAGTATGGACGATGTCAAAGATGATGAGTTTGATGTAGACAAGGCAGCAGAAAAGCCATTGATCGCACAACCGGGAGACTTATGGATCCTCGGTCGACACAGGTTGTTATGCGGCGATGCAACAAACGCCAAAGACATTGAGACATTAATGACTGGGAAGAAAGCAAATCTTTGTGTGACTGATCCGCCATACAACTGTGACTATAGTGGTGGCAGTGGCATGAAGATCATGAACGATAAGATGCAGTCAGAGGAATTTTACAAGTTTCTTCTGAGTGCATTCAAAAACATTTACGAAAACCTCGCTGACGGCGGGGCTTTTTATTGTTTTCATTCGGATGCTGAGAAGGTGAATTTCTATAACGCCGTCGTTTCAGCCGGATTTCATTATTCTACAACCTGCATCTGGGTCAAAGACACTTTAGTCCTTGGCCGCATGGATTACCAAATGCGCCACGAGCCTGTTATCTATGCTTTCAAAGATACCGCGAAACACAAATGGTACAACGATAGGAAGCAGACAACCGTTTGGGAATTCCCTCGGCCAAAAAAATCCGAGCTTCATCCGACGATGAAAAGTATCCCTTTGATCGGATACCCCATTAGTAATTCTTCTCAGGAGAATGGGATCGTATTGGATCCATTTGGCGGTTCAGGCAGTACATTAATCGCATGTGAGCAAACAGGCAGGATCTGTCACATCCTAGAACTTGACCCAAAGTATGCCAGCGTAATTGTTCGAAGATATCTTGAAGCGAGCACCGACCCAGAAAGCGTTTATGTTGAACGTGGTGGTAAGACGCTCGCATATAAGGACGTTTTCGTGGAGGGATAATCAATTGAATCTAATACAAATTACTCGTGAAGCAGTTGTCCTTGTCGATGATGTTGACTATCCCAGCTTAAGCCAATACAACTGGTCACTGAATCCAATTGGAGCAAGTTATGCAGTCAGAAAAGGCCGAAGCGGGACTGGGGAAAAGAGAACTGTACAAATGCATCGCCAAATTCTCGGCGCTTCTGATCGGGTTCAAGTGGACCACATCAACGGCAACGGCCTTGATAATCGCCGTAGCAATCTCAGAATAGCCAGTGTGCAAATGAATGCTTTCAATAGAAAAAAGCCTGACGTTCCCTGCACCTCAAGGTATAAAGGTGTTTTTCAGCGCAAAGGCAAAACAGTCTGGGAAGCACGTCTGAAATACAATAACAAGCATATTCATCTTGGGACATTCAAAACCGAAACGATCGGAGCGGCTGCATACAACTATGCAGCCGAACTAATTTTCGGGGATTTTGCCAGGCCCAACAATGGAGTTCCCGAATTACCAGACGAGTTAAAAATGATTATATATGCGCGATGTTTAAAAATTTTAACTCGCTACAATTGGCATCCGAATACGGATGCTTTTTTATTGGCTGGCAGCTCAATAAAACAAGAAAGCTGCTCAATTTCAAAATGACAGAATACAAACTGTTTGTCACATGGTTTAGCTTATGCAAATGGTTAGATCAATTTATCAACACATATGACTTGCTATTCATTGCCTCCCGAGTGATGAATGTACTAACCAAATAAACATGGGAGGTACACATAATGAAACTTCATTACAATCTGAAAGGCTCAGAACGAAAAGCATTGGTAGCGGCGATCAGTCAGGAATTGAATGCCCCTACCAAATACCTCGGAATGCCAACAGCAGCTTTCAAAGTAGGTGGCTACCACATCGACAAAAACGGCACAGTTTCTGGTCCTGACAATTTGGATTTGGAAGATGCTCTGCACCAGAAGGGCTTCAACGCCGAAGAACGCGAGTATGACGAACCCGATACCTATGAAAGTGGGCTTGGAATTTTGGGATCCATTACTGATACGGCTTACCCAATTGCTTCGGATAAGTTGATTATTGAAATGCCGCTGGAAGGTTTCACTGAAGAGAGCATCGCCAACCTGGAAAAGCTCATCGCCAGCAAAGCCAGCCTGATTAAAAAGGCGATTGGTGCGGATGAACTCCCGGTCGTACGGACGGATGCGACGTTGCAGTTTCCTTGGTTCGCATTTGGTACGCCAGGGGATGAGGTGGCTGCGTATGCTCGCTTCATTGGCGCACTATGCGCAGCTGCCAAATTGCAAAAGCGTGTGACAGCTCGGGAGAAGCAGGTCGAAAACGAGAAGTTCACCTTTCGGGTATTTCTCATCCGACTTGGCTTCGTGGGCGATGAATACAAAGCCGCCAGAAAAATCCTGCTTCGAAACCTGTCTGGAAACTCAGCTTTTGCGAAGATGCAGCCCGAGGTGACCCATGAATAGTTTTCCTTCCAAGGAAACCGTCAAGCGACTCAGAGAGCAGTATCCTCAGGGGTGCCGAATTGAGTTTGTGCATATGGATGACCCCTTTTCAAAGCTACGTCCAGGGGATCTGGGAACCGTAGATTTTGTGGATGACAGCGGAACGATTTTTTGCACCTGGGACAACAAATCAACCCTTGGTGTGGTGTATGGCGTTGATGCTGTGAAACGCTTGAGAGGAGATCAGCTATGACTGACAAGGTGAAGGAACAGATACTCGCAATTCGAGTGACGGGCAGAACGAATATGTTTGACTTACCCGTTGTGCAGCGACTCGCCTTTGAAATGAGCTATTTCGAGCTGATTGACTTCATTGATACTGATCGAAAATCCTACTGCCATTTCATCCGCACGGGGATGCCATAGGACCCGGAAACACACAGAATTGACTTGCTATTACCTCCGTCCAGAGTGATAGATGAACATAACAAAAAGCGGAGGACAGCACCATGTGGACAAACGGAAAAATCGACGGGTTTGAATACGCTGTGAAGTATTTTGAAAATGGCTCAGAGTTCGGCATTGATGAAGGCCGGGTATCAAAAGTTGAGATTCGCAAAGACGGTAGGATACTGGTCAACTACGATCGCGGGTGGGACATTAAACCCCAGACCCCAGAGGTTAAAGCGGTTCTTGATGAAATCCTCAAAAAATTCAACTGAGAACAAAACAAGACCCCGCTCACCACTGCGAGGTCTTGTTGTTGGAGGAGGAGGAGAAGTATGAAGAAAGTCGTTGCTCTGTTCTTGCTCTGTTTTTAGTCTAATTCAGAGTTGTGAAGCGTATTCGACAGATATGTGAAATATCAGTGAATGATTAATCTTAGTCCCAAAACAACAAAAAACCCGCTCGCATAATTTCGCTGCGGATTCTGCTGCTTCACCCAATGGTGATATCTGAAGAGCATTTGCTGCTCACAAGTTAAATATACATGGTGCCTGTTATGGCAATTTGAAAGCGAAGTGAAATGTATGTGAAATGGCCAAAGTTTCATCGACGTACTAGATGAACCGGACGACATATTTGACAGCTGCTGATGAAGAGCTTCGAATCGGAGGCTCTTTTTTTATGCCCATATTTCCAGAAAGGGGGAGGAAAATCTGATGCGCAAGTTAAAAAAGTACAAGCCAACTCCCTTTCTTGCTGAGGGTAGTACCTATGACAAGGCCGCAGCCGATTATGCGGTCAAATTTATCGAAGCGCTTTCTCATACCAAGGGCAGTTGGGCGGGTAAGCCTTTCGAGCTGATCGATTGGCAGGAGCAAATTGTCCGAGATGTGTTTGGGGCTCTGAAACCGAATGGATTTCGTCAGTTCAATACCGCATATGTCGAGATCCCAAAAAAAATGGGTAAGCAACTTGCCTTGGACACCCCTATCCCAACCCCGTCGGGCTGGAAACAGATGGGTGAACTCCAGGTCGGCGATCAGGTATTCGATGAAACTGGCACACCGTGCCGAGTGTTGGCATTAAGTGAAATAGATGATTCGGAACAAGCCTATCGTCTGATCTTCCGGGACGGATCATCCATCGTCGCGGGCGAACGCCACCAGTGGGCGGGAGATTACACCAGGGGGAAACAGCGCAGGGTAATTCGAACAACCGGCGAACTGTATCGGATGCCTCGACGCGAGAATGATGCTTTCACTTTTCGGATACCGGTTGCGAATGCTTTAAAAACCGAAGAACAGGAACTACCACTGGATCCATATCTGTATGGTTTCTGGTTGGGCAATGGCAATTCCACCAAACCTGAAATCACCATTCGGACCTGTGATCTGGAACAGGTGACTGGAAACATCCCCTACCCCATTTCCGCCTCCTGGAAAAATACTGGCGACAGTGTGGTTTTGCGTATCAAAGAACTGAAACCTTTTCTTGTCAAGTCATTCAGAGACAAGGATATCGACCCGATTTTCCTTCGTGCGTCCGAATCGCAACGCCGCAGATTATTGCAAGGTCTTATGGACTCAGATGGCTGCATCAGCCCATCAAAAGGTCAAGCCACCTATTGCTCGACAGTCAAGGCTTTGGCGATGTCGGTCAGTGAACTACTCTGGTCATTGGGGATCAAAAATAACATGATCGCATCGCCATCAAAGCGACATAACATCCCCACCGGCGAAACCATCTACACAATCCGCTACACAGCTTTTCTAGATACCCAATATTCTGGTTTACCCAGAAAAAATGCCAATGCGATCGTCAGAAATGCGCGGTCAAGATCGCACTTTCATTATCTTCAGGATATCGTTCCAGTGGATAAAACACCTATGCGGTGCATTCAGGTAGATAGCCCATCACGGATATACCTGGCTGGACGCAGTATGGTGCCCACCCACAATAGCGAATTGGCTGCAGCTGTTGCGTTACTTCTCACCTGCGGCGATAAGGAAGAACGTGCAGAGGTTTATGGTTGTGCTGCAGATCGGCAGCAAGCCTCCATTGTGTTTGAAGTTGCTGCCGACATGGTGCGGATGTGCCCGGCATTATCCCGTCGAGTGAAAATCCTGGCTTCAACAAAACGGATTATCTACCTGCCGACCAACAGCTTTTATCAGGTATTGTCTGCCGAGGCGTATTCAAAGCATGGCTTCAACATTCATGGTGTGGTATTCGACGAACTGCATACTCAGCCGAACCGCAAGCTCTTTGATGTCATGACCAAAGGTTCCGGTGATGCCAGGACCCAGCCATTGTACTTCCTGATCACAACGGCTGGATCGGATACCAACAGCATTTGCTATGAAACGCACCAAAAGGCACTGGATATCCTGGAAGGCAGAAAATCTGATCCAACTTTCTATCCAGTAATTTTTGGTGCCAAAGAGGAGGATGATTGGACGGATCCCAAAGTCTGGAAGAAAGCCAATCCCAGTCTGGGTATTACGGTAGCTGTCGATAAAGTCAAAGCCGCCTGTGAATCGGCCAAACAAAACCCTGCTGAAGAAAACAGCTTCAGGCAGCTTCGGTTAAACCAATGGGTCAAGCAATCCATCCGCTGGATGCCGATGGCAAAATGGGATGCCTGCGCGTTTCCGGTGAGCATGGCTGATCTGGAAGGTCGAATCTGTTATGGCGGGCTCGATCTATCGTCTACTACCGACATCACGGCGTTCGTTCTGGTCTTTCCACCTTTGGATGAAATTGACAAGTACCAAATCGTTCCGTTCTTCTGGATCCCGGAAGATAACATTGATCTGAGGGTTCGTCGGGACCATGTACAATACGATCTTTGGGAGAAGCAGGGATTTCTTCTGACTACAGAAGGCAATGTGGTCCATTACGGGTTTATCGAAACCTTCATCGATGAGCTCGGAACCAAATTCAACATCAAGGAAATCGCCTTTGACCGCTGGGGTGCGGTGCAAATGACCCAGAATCTGGAAGGCTTGGGCTTCACCGTTGTGCCTTTCGGCCAGGGATTTAAGGACATGTCGCCACCAACCAAGGAGCTGATGAAGCTGACATTGGAGCAAAAGCTTGCCCATGGTGGTCATCCAGTTCTGCGCTGGTGCATGGACAACATCTTCATCAAGACGGACCCGGCGGGAAACATCAAGCCGGACAAGGAAAAATCAACCGAGAAGATCGACGGGGCGGTGGCAACGATCATGGCACTGGATCGTGCACTCAGACACAATGGTGATCGTTCTGGATCTGTATATGACGAAAGGGGCCTATTGGTTCTATAGACTCAGAACGAAATAAGGGAGTCGGACTCAACCAACTCCCTCTGATGATCTCCGCAGAGAGTCATCTTATGTCATGCAAATTGTACCATCAATTTTTACCGAGAGGAATATGTGTATATGTCATTGTTAGACCGATTCATCAAAGCCCGTGACAAACCCCAAAATTCACTTCTGGGCAACACCTACAGTTTCTTTTTTGGCAGCACGCCCAGTGGGAAAACCGTCAACGAACGAACCGCGCTTCAAACCACAGCCGTCTATGCGTGCGTTCGGATCCTATCCGAAACGATCGCTAGTTTGCCGCTTCACACCTATCGATATACCGACCGCGGTAAGGACAAAGCCCTGGATCATCCACTGTACTACCTTCTGCATAGTGAACCCAACCGAGAGATGACTTCATTCGTGTTCCGAGAAACGCTGATGAGTCATCTTTTATTATGGGGCAATGCCTATGCGCAGATCATTCGGGATGGTCGGGGGCGGGTATTGTCACTGTATCCCCTGCTGCCAGACAAGATGCTGGTGGATCGGGCCATTACGGGTGAGATCACCTACCACTATCAGACGGAACGCGGCATCTATGTGCTACGAAGCGATGAGGTCCTCCACATTCCAGGGCTCGGCTTTGATGGCCTCGTCGGTTATTCGCCAATCGCGATGGCAAAAAATTCCATCGGAATGTCGATAGCGGCGGAGGAATATGGCGCTGTATTTTTCTCAAATGGGGCCAATCCTGGGGGTGTTTTGGAACACCCTGGGATCGTTAAGGATCCCAAACGGCTGCGAGACAGTTGGAACGCTGTATACCAGGGAAGCGGTAACGCCCACCGGATCGCTGTTTTGGAAGAAGGTGTCAAGTTCTCCCCGATCGGGATCCCGCCTGATCAGGCACAGTTTCTCGAAACTAGAAAATTTCAGATCAACGAAATCGCTCGAATTTTCAGGGTAGCTCCACACCTCTTGGCTGATCTCGAAAAATCAAGTTTTTCCAACATTGAGCAGCAGTCGCTGGAGTTTGTGAAATACACCTTGGATCCGTGGGTTATCAGGTGGGAACAGGCCATTCAGAAGGCTTTATTCTTGCCGTCCGAAAAGCAGCAGTATTTTGTCAAATTCAACCTGGATGGTCTGCTCCGCGGCGATTATCAGAGTCGAATGAACGGGTATGCGATTGGTATTCAGAACGGATTCTTGAGCCCGAATGATGCGCGATCCCTTGAAAATCTGAATGCCATTGAACACGGAGACGTGTTTGCTGTCAATGGCAACATGATCAAATTAGAGGATATTGGCGCCTGGGCGTCAAAAATCAACTCAACGAAGGAGGAATAAACCCTTGAAAAGACACTTCTGGAACTGGATCAAGAACGAAAACGGCCGAACTCTCTATCTGGAAGGTCCCATAGCTGAAGAAAGCTGGTACGGAGATGAGGTCACGCCGAAGCAATTCAAAGCAGAGCTCATGAATGAAATCGGCGACATCACCATCTGGGTCAATAGTCCGGGTGGGGATGTCTTTGCTGCTGCCCAGATCTACAACATGCTCATGGATTTCCCAGGCAAAGTGACCGTTAAAATCGATGGCATTGCAGCCAGCGCTGCATCGGTTATTGCCATGGCCGGGGGCGAGGTCCTAATGTCACCGGTCTCGTGTCTGATGATCCATAATCCGCTCGCCTTAGCATTTGGCGACACTGTGGAGATGGAAAAAACCATTGCCATGCTAAATGAAGTGAAAGAATCGATCATCTCCGCCTATGAGATCAAATCAGGACTTTCACGAGCTAAGATTTCACGGCTTATGGACAACGAGAGCTGGATGAACGCGCGAAAAGCCGTTGAATTGGGCTTTGCCGATGGCATCCTTTTCTCAGATGCTCAGGTTGCAACGGATGGCGAGGGCATCATCTTCAGTAACCTGACCGTGACTAATTCCCTGATGCAAAAACTGCCACAACGACCCAAACCACCGGACCCCGAACCACAGACCCACATCCCATCCACCACTGTAGAGTCGCTCGAGAAGCGGCTCTTTTTGATTCAGCCTTGAAGGAGGGCATTATTGTTATGAACATGATTTTGGAACTTCGTGAAAAGAGAGCAAAAGCCTGGGATGCTGCCAAAGCATTCCTCGACAGCAAGCGCGGTACCGATGGCCTGATCAGCGCCGAGGACACTGCTGTCTATGACAAGATGGAGAAGGAAGTCGTCGACCTTGGCAAAGAGATCGATCGCCTAGAACGCCAGAGAGCAATGGATTTGGAACTGAACCAGCCGGTCAACAACCCGATCCGCAACGTCCCGAACGGCACTGGCCAGGATGCCAAAGTTGGTCGTGCTTCGGATGAGTACCGTACCTCGTTCTGGAAAGCCATGCGCAATAAAACTCACTTTGATGTCCAAAACGCCCTGCAGATCGGCACCGATTCGGAAGGTGGCTACCTGGTCCCGGATGAGTTCGAACGTCAGCTGATCGCCGCGCTTGAGGAGCAGAACATCTTCCGTCAGCTGGCGAATGTGATCTCCACTTCATCCGGCGACCGCAAGATCCCGGTTGTGGCCAGCAAAGGCACGGCCAGCTGGGTCGATGAGGAAGGTCTGATTCCGGAATCGGACGATGCCTTCACACAGGTGACGATCGGAGCGTATAAGCTTGCCACCATGATCAAAGTCTCTGAGGAGCTCTTGAACGATGCGGTATTCAACCTCGAAAGCTACATCGCCAGAGAGTTTGGCCGCCGGATCGGTGCCAAAGAGGAAGAAGCCTTCTTTATCGGCGATGGTTCCGGTAAACCGATTGGTATCTTTAATTCTACAGGTGGTGCTCAGGTTGGAGTGACGGCTGCATCGGCCACTGCAATGACAGCGGATGAGTTGCTAGATCTGTATCACTCCCTTAGAGCACCCTACAGGAAAAATGCAGTGTTTGTGATGAATGACTTAACGATCAAAGCGATTCGAAAGTTGAAGGATGGTAGCGGACAATATTTGTGGCGTCCATCCCTTGATGAAGGGGGACCAGATAGCATTCTTGATCGTCCGATCTTCACATCCAGCAACATACCGACGATCGCCTCAGCCGCTAAAATTATTGCCTTTGGAGACTTCAAAAACTATTGGATCGCCGATCGCCAGGGCCGGTCGTTCCAGCGTCTGAACGAACTGTATGCCGCCAACGGCCAGGTCGGCTTCAGGGCCACCCAGCGTGTCGATGGCAAGCTGATTCTGCCGGAAGCAATCCAAGTCCTGCAGATGAAAGCGTGAGGTGTAGACAATGAGTAACGTCAAAAACTACACCGAACAGGGTGGTGACAAGACCGTCATTGGCGGCACGTTGGAAATTGCAGAAGGTGGACAGGTCCTTGGCCTGTTCACCCCTGCCGCTTTTCAAGCCGACAGTGTCGCTGCTGATGTCCCCGGGCTGGTCACGGATTTCAATGCGCTGCTGGCAAAACTCAAAGCAGCGGGACTGATGGCGGCTGAGTAACGGTTCATCATAGCCGCCAATTGCGAAGTAAAATCACGAACTGGTTGCAGATTTGCTTCGCAATATTTTCCGATTACGAACCAAGGACATATGCACACAAAAATGGGAGGTGAGCGATCTGATTGTCACATTAGAAGAAGCCAAACACTATCTGCGCGTTGACGGTGTGGAGGATGATTCGCTCATCCTCCATTTTATTTCCACCGCAGAGGGAATCTGTGAAGACGTTCTGAGGCGATCTTTAGCCGAATTTGATCCTGTCCCAGAGATCCTCAAAAATGCGGGGTTGTTTCTGGTCGCCAATCTCTATGAGCAGCGTGAAGCAGCCAACATTACTGAACTTCTGGATTTCACCAGACGACTGCTGCAATCGTATCGATTGGACGGGTGGTGAGTATGAATATTTCTGAGCTTCGTCATCGGATATCAATTGTAAGCACGACCCCGGTCATTAACGAAAATGGCTTTGAAACAACCGAGGTCCAAGTTTTCAAAACAATCTGGGCCGCTGTAACGAACCTACACGGCAAGGAGTATTTTGCCGCCAAGGCCGTCCAAGCCGAGAACACCGTCAAGTTCACAATCCGCTACCTGCCCAGTGTTTCTACCAGCATGCAAATCCAGTTTCAGGACCGGGTGTTTAACATCGTCGACATCGATGACATCAAGTACCGGAAAAAGTATTTGGAGATTAAAGCGGTGGAGGTGATGCCCGGTGGCCAAGATTGAACTTGAGGGCATGCAGGAGCTCATTGCCAAGGTCAATAAACTTGGTGCCAAGGGGGTCGCCATTAAGCAAAAAGCACTCGATCGAGCCGGGAAGCTGGTCAAATCCAGCATAGAATCCAAAGCACCCCGATCAGACCAGAGCAAGACCCATATGGCAGACAACATTGCCGTTTCAGACGTGAAGCAGGAAAACGGGGTGGATTTCGTCCAGGTCGGACCGACCAAAGGCGATAATTCCCCGTTTTTCTATAGCAAATTCACCGAGTGGGGCACATCCAAAATCCCTGCCCAGCACTGGGCCGAAAAGTCAGTGCGTGAAAACAAGGGCAAGATCAACGCCGTAATCCGGGAGGAACTGGAAAGGGGTCTCAATGGAGATTAACAAAATCGTCTTGGATGCCCTGGCACCTGTTGGCGTTCCGGTCGCTTTCCAGAAATACTCCGGTACCGAAAACACCTACATCACCTTCCATGAATACCTGCAAAACGGCGAGGATTTTTCCGATGACCAGGAAGATCAAACGGGGCATTACATCCAGATAGACATCTGGTCGAAAACGGACTACACCGCTTTGGTGACAACGGTGAAGTCATTGCTCCTGGCAACGGGGTTTCATCGCCTGAACGAAGCGGATTTCTATGAACCTGACACCGGAATCTACCACAAGGGGCTCAAATTCTTTTATCTCGAATCCAAGGAGGACACTTAAATGGCCAGACAAATCGGTCTTAGAGATATTCACATCGCGCTTTTGACCAAAGACGATAACACCGGGGCAACTTATGCCACCACGACCAAACTGGAGCGGGCGATCAGCGCCAAGCTCACCCCCAAGGTCAATTCGGAAAACATCTATTCGGACGACTCAGTCGAAGATGTAATCACATCCTTTGACAGCATCGAAGTCGAAATCGAACTCAACCAGCTCTCCCTTACCAGCCGTGCCACTTTGCAAGGTGCATCGGTTGTCACCGGCGTCCTGATCGAAAGCAAACAGGACTTGGCCCCGACGGTAGCCCTGGGCTTTAAGTCCAAAAAGCATAACGGCAAATACCGTTTCGTCTGGCTACTGAAGGGCAAGTTCGAGCTGGCGGCAGATGAGTATGACACCGAAGCGGATAAGCCCGCCCCGAAAACCGCCAAACTCAAAGGCACGTTCTACTCACGCGATTTTGATGGCAACTTCCGCTTTATTGCCGATGAGGATGAGGTTGGGATCGATCCGGCAATTATCACGGCCTGGTTTACCGCTGTTCCGGCTGAACCGATCGTCACCCCATAACGAAGGAGTCGTTGAAACATGAAAGCATCTGAACTCAAAAACAAAGGCATCCCCTTCTCTCTCGGTGGCAAGGATTATGAGATCAAGCTCAACATGAACACCTTCTGCGAACTCGAGGATGTCTATGGCGACATCAACCTGGCCTTTGAGGATTTACAGAAAATGAAACTCAAAGCCATTCGCGCCCTGATCTATGCCTCGATCAAGGTTGAGGACGAAGGTGTCTCCCTGCGCCAGGTCGGCGAGCTCCTGGAGCTTAAAGATCTCGAACGCCTGGGCACGGCGATTAATGAAGCACTCGACAAGGCCATGCCCGAAGCGGAGGATTCGGAGCCGGGGGAATCGAAAGCCACTTAGAGTCCAATACCTGGGACTGGGAGTGGCTTTTTTATTTGGCAACCAATCTTCTGAAAATGACCGAAGAGCAGTTTTGGCTCAGTACCCCGAAAAAGCTCCAAGCCCTGTATAAGGTCTACCGAGCGGTGCACGGTATTGGCGACGATGATAACACGGATACAATCGACAGCATCCTGTTCTAGGAAGGAGGGATTAAGTAGGCATGGCCAGTGATACCAATACCGTCATCGCCCGGATCGGTCTTGACGATCGCGGGTTTCAGGAAGGCGTCTTAAAAATCCAACGTAGCTTGAAAGTGGTCCAAAGCGAGTTTGCCGCTGCCAGCGCCCGGCTGGGTGATTTTGGCAAATCGACTGAAGGGTTGAAACTCAAAGCAGATAGCCTCAACCGTCAGGTGGATATCCAAGCCCAGAAGGTACGTGAGCTGGAGCATGCGTATCAAGCCAGTGTCCGGGCCAAAGGCGAGGATGCCAAGGCGACCGAGAATTTGAAAATCAAGGTCAATTACGCCACCGCCGAACTTAACAAAATGCAGCAGGAGCTGCAGGAAACCACTCGCGAACTGAACCTCAAAAGCTCGGCCTGGTACAAGCTCTCGCAGAACATGGACGCTGCCGGAAAGAAAATGAAGGTGTTCGGCGACAAACTCTCCTCGGTTGGTAAAACCTTGTCCACCGCAGTCACCTTGCCGATCCTGGGGATCGCCACTGCTTCAACCAAACTGGCGATGGATGCGGTCGAGTCCGAAAACCTGTTCGAAGTTGCGATGGGAGATATGGCAGATTCTGCCCGCAAGTGGTCGGATGAAACCTCCAAAGCCCTGGGGCTTAATGCCTTCACCGTGCGAAAGAACGTTGCCACCTATAACGCGATGCTGACCTCCATGGGTCTTTCGACGGATGAATCACTAACCCTGTCCGAAACCTTAACCCAGTTGTCCTATGACATGGCATCTTTTTATAACCTGAGCCCGGATGAAGCGTTTAATAAGCTAAAATCTGGTATCTCCGGTGAAGCGGAACCTTTAAAAGCTTTGGGTATCCTGGTCAATGAAAACACGGTTAAAACCTATGCCTATGCCAACGGCATTGCTAAGCAGGGAGAAAAATTGACCGAAGCCCAAAAGGTCCAAGCTCGGTTCGGGGTGATTATGGAATCGACCAAGAACGCCCAAGGTGACCTGGCGCGAACACTGGATAGCCCGACCAATAAACTGCGGATCATGCAAGAGCAAGCGACGCAGCTCGGGATCCAGTTCGGCCAGATCCTGATCCCGGTGTTGGAAAAGATCATCAGCGTGGTAAAACCCCTGATGGATGCGTTTCAGGGTCTTTCGAAAGAACAGCAGGAACAGATCGTCAAAATCGCCCTAGTTGCAGCCGCAGCCGGACCGGTGATCGGGATTGTCGGCAAGATCATTTCCGTCATTGGCGGGATATCAACTGCTGTGGGTGCGATCTCTGGTGCATTGGCTTCGGTCGGTGGGATCAGCGGTGCTCTGGGTGCGGTCTTTACTGCGTTGACCGGTCCGATTGGCCTCGTGATCGCGATCATCGCCGGACTCATCGCGGTCGGCATCCTTTTATACACCAACTGGGAAACCGTCAAGCAAAAGACCTCCGAAGTTTGGAACAGCATCAAAACGAGTGTCGAAGGGCCGATCACTGCGGTCAAAAACACGATCCGGACCGCTCTGGATGCGATCGTCGGGTTCTTTGCCAATTTGAAGCTGCCGGAAATCAAGTTGCCCAAACCGAAGCTGCCCCACTTTGAAATCTCGGGGTCATGGAGTTTAAACCCTCCTTCGGCCCCGAAGCTAGGAATCAAGTGGTATGCCAGTGGCGGTATCTTCAACAGCCCGAGTGTGATCGGGGTTGGCGAAGCAGGATCCGAAGCGGTTGTCCCGATCGATCGACTGGAAAGCCTGATTATTGCCGCGATGCAAAAAGTCAGTCAGGGTAAAAACGGGCAAGCGGTATACGGACCAGGTGGTGTGACCAACACTTACAGCATTACAGTCCACAATCCCAAACCGGAGAGCTCGGAAGAAAGCATTCGCCGCATGTTGTTGAAACAGTCCTACGGGGTAGTCTAAATGGAACAATATAGCTTTGATAATGAGTCCTTGCAGACCAAAGCCTGGGGAATCTATGAAGTATCGGATGGACTGGGCACACCGGGGTTTCGCGGTGAAAATATCCAGATCCCTTTCCAGGACGGCAAGCGCTGGATTAAAAAGCGCTACAGCGACCGGGTATTGATCTTCCTGATGTGGGTGCGCTCGGTTGATCCGACGACAGGTGTCGTTCCCAGTGGGAAAACGCCCGATCAGGTTCTTTATGAAAATATCGATACTTTGAGTCGGTTGTTTGGTTCGCCTGGACAACATGTCTTGGCCAAACAGTTGCCTGATGGTACTTCTCGCGAAGCGGCTGTGGAAATCCTGCGCCCGGTCAAGTTCAGTCGCAAGCCGCTGGGACTGACCAAATTCGCTCTGGAAGTCTCCATGGCAGATCCGTTCTTCTATGGCACTGTGCTGTATTCCGATCAGCAACTGATCTCTTTACCATCTTTTGCCTGGATTCATAGCAACCCTGGTACGGCTCCCGCAACCAAACTCAGTCTAGTCCTGACCGGGCCCTTGGAATCACCCAAGCTGGAGTGTCTGGAGACCGGCACTTGGGTTCAGTACCAGGGCAACATTGCCACGGGCGAGGCAGTCACCATCGATGTGGCGGATTTTACCTGCGAAAAAGATGGTCTGAATGTCATTTCAGCCGTCAAGCACGGCGGCGATGAGAGCTGGCTGACGCTGAATGCCGGAGAAAATCACTTGACCATAACAAGCGGTGCGACGGGCGGTTCCTGCCAGATCCTCTATTACCCTGCATATTTCTAACTTTGGAGGTAACTCATGTCCTTTGTCACAATCCCCAGTCACCGCATGCCGATCGATATTGACGGCACCGAGATCGCTTATCGCGGAGGTGCCTATAACGACGGCGTGGCCTTGTGGTGTAACAGCACGAAAAAGGGTCAGCTCAATGATGAGATATCAGTTGATACCATTGAATCGACTGCGGAGGGACTCGCTTTGATCGTCTGGGTCTTCTTTCCAGAAGCGCGGGAAGTGGAGCAACTATATATAGGTGGATCAGCCTACTATTATTCGACCACGTTTGGTGAGCTTCAGGGCAGTGTTGACTCAACCAATGGCGTCGATGGGACCTGGGAAACGGCAACCTGGCCGAATGGTGTTGGTTATTACCATAATCCGGATGCAACCAAATGGCGCACCGGTGTGAAGCCAGTCAGTTTCAGCGGACCGATGAAAGTCCTTCGGTTCCGGATCACGACCATGTATGCAACACGGCTTCGAGACCTTCATATCTATGGCCGCAAAAAGGCAACCGAAACGCCAGACGACATTGTGTTCACGGATGTAAGTGGCACCCCAATCACCATGCTGATGGATGTTGGCGACCGTCCAGAAGGGACCACCGTCGTTCAAAGCATCAAGATCCAAAACACCAGCACGACCAAGATCGCCAATAACGTCAACCTGCAGCTCAATCATCCGGACTTCCTACTGGCATTCTCCGAAGATGGTCCCTGGACGAGCACCTTAGACATCGCATCAATCGGGGTGGGGTCGCTCTCGAGTACGGTGTACATCAAAAATCCTCTCGGGCCGCCTTTGCTGATCCTGGGTCCCAAAGCCGCGCGTCTGATCGCCACCGTCGGCAGCTGGACCTGATGAGAGGTGACCAAAAATGGCAATAACGGTCAATTTGATCGGTCCGACCAGTGGGTTCATTAGTACAGACAGCACCCCAGATTTGTCTGCACAATACAATGATCCCGACTTTGGCGGATACATCACCTTTGAGCTGGACATTTCCACATCCTTCAATTCCCCTCGCAAACTGACCCAGGTGATTTCAAACCTCATCGACCAGCAGATCGCGGTTTGGACAACGCCTGAATTAACGGATGGGATCTGGTACTGGCGTGCTCAAGCGACGAATACCAATAACGACTCCAGTGGCTGGTCCGCTGCCTGGTCGATCGATGAGAACCTCGGTGCGTACAAGCGCGTGCTCTCAATTTATGAGAATATCGCCAAGCTCGATGTGTTTACCCAAAAGCGGGTTCTTTCCATTTACGAAAACATCGCCAAAACCAATCTCTGGACCGGAACTCGTGCCTATTATGGCTATGAGAACATCACCGCCGATCCGCCGTTTCCCCTGATTGAGCGACTGTCTTCCAGCCGGGTTCCGAGGGGGTCTGTGTTGACCATTTACGGTAACGGCTTTGGAGCCAAACCGGATAATGACCCTTTAAATGCCGATCGAGCCGCTCGAGGCTATGGTGGATTTGTCTATCTTGGCACCCAGCTGTGCAGCATCATCTCCTGGAATTGGCAGCAGATCGTATGCCAGCTCCCCCAGGAATCTGAAAGCGGCGCGATAAAGGTTGTGCTGACCGCTCCAGTAGAATCTGGTACACGCGAGAGTAACCTGATCGGGATCGAGGTCGTTGCCGGAGAGATAGCCAGCGATGTCGGCCTTGAGCTTTTCATTTGTGACAAGAACAATCCCAATACCATCCTATGTCAGCTAGAAAATGCCAAAGCCAAGTCCTTTCAAATGCTCCTCAACAGCGCCGGGAGCGGACGGTTTTCCATTAGTCGCACAGATCCCAAAGGTGGCGATCCAGCAATTTTGACGGATCAGAACTTTGTACTCTGTCGTTTGGATGGCGTCGATGTCTTCAAGTGGATCATTGAAGGGGTGAGGCCCAGCTATGTCGATGATTCTGAACAGCAGCTGATCGAGGTCAGTGGCCGCGGGGTGTTATCCCTTCTCGACCGGGCGGTTGTCTACCCCGAGGACATGCCACACCCGACCAGCCTGGAACGCGTTTTTAGCGACATGCATGGCGGAGCAATCCTTCGCAATCTGATCCTGGAAGCACAGCAACGCGGGTGCTTGCCAGGTGTGGTCATTGACTGGACATCGGACCAAGATAGCGTCGGCACTCCATTTGAAGATCTGACCACGGTTTCGTTTCATGCCGGGACACCTCTATCCCAGGTGGTCAGTAAACTCAGCGATGGCTTTGGGCTCTTTGATCTGGAAATGACACCGAGCCTGCACTTAAAGCTCTATAAAGTTAAAGGCGCGGACCTTTCTCAGGAAATCATCTATCGCCCTGGGCAGGCGATTCTGCGCACCCAAAAGCAAACCGACAGTTCCAAGATGACTAATGCCTTGTTGGTTGAAGGAGAGAATGGCGCCCTTGTGGAAACGACGCATCCGACTGGGCAATCCAGTTGGGGGCGGCGAGAAGGTTATCTTCAGGCGCGAAACATGGCCGATGACTGGGCTAAGCTACAGGACTACGGCCAGCTTTACCTTAAATCCGCTGCCCTAGTGAATTGGGGCATCCAAGGCACGGTCCTGGTGTTTATAAATTCTAAGGGACAGCGGTTAAAACCTTTGGAAAGTTTTCTGCTCGGGGACTGGATTGGCTGGACCATTCCTCCTGAAGGGTCCGATACAGTCGGCTTCTCACAATCAGTCCGGGTGAAAGCGATCTCCTGTGAGGAAGCAGATACGGGGCTTTTGACTTACACCCTGGACCTCAACAACGTTCTGCTGGAACATGATATCCGGATGAATCAGATGGTCGAACGAATGGCGATGTTTACCCAAAACTCGCCTCTGTCAGCACAGTCGACCCAGACGCCTGCGAACAAGGATCACAACCATTCTCATGGCGATTTGAACAGCCTTTCCGGCGATGATCACCCTCAGTATTTGAATGGCGATCGCCATGCAGCGGATGCACATTCAGGGATTGCTCGGGTTTCAGGGATCAAGACACCCGGTTCGAACACCTTGACTGGTGAGATCACCATAGCCGCAGGTGCCAATGTTCAGATCACTCAGAATGATGTCGATAAAAAGTTGACGATCGCTGCAGCCAGTGGGGGCGGAGGTTCCAGTAATCAATGGTTTTATACCTGGACGGGAAATCCATCTAAAAGTACAACGACTCAATTAGCCAAAGGGCTCTATCTGACCCCAGAATCGGACCTTGTTTTGAATGGTGTTTCTGCTCTATTAGATGAAACGTCTCGAACAATCCAATTTGCCGTTTATGAATTGACCGCTGGAAACGTCCAGATAGGTACCGCTCTGGCTGAATCACCTGACATCCTTTTAGCTGGCAAGAAAAACTATGTATACAAACTAAACAGTCCAGTCAATTTGATAGGCGGTCACTATTATGTGGTTGCTGTTGTACTTCAAAGCGGAACGACACTTGGTATCTGTACGAGCACATGGTTCAAAGACACTATGCTGACAGGTGTCAATGGCTATGCCCGTGTTGCCAGCATTCCTGCGAATGGTTTGACGTGGGAAGTGGTTGTAGGGGTCTCTCCTTATGCCGTTGGTATGCTTTTAGAAAATTAAAAGCAAAAACTATGAAAGCGAGTGCATTTGATGACAGAAACACAGATCTATGAAAGGCTGGTCCGGGTTGAGGAATCGGCTAAATCCGCTCACAAGCGAATCGACAAGGCAGAGGAAACCCAAGCCGAACTTCATGCATTGGCCATGTCCGTCAATAGCCTTGCTTTGTCAGTAAAAGCAATCACCGAACAAAACAAAGAAATCGTTGAACGCCTATGCGTGATTGAGCATAAGCCAGCTGTGGATATTGACCGGTTGCATCAGCTGGAACAGAGGGTTCTGGACATTGAGCAACAGCCCAGTAGGGACTGGAATAAGCTCAAATGGATCATCATCTCGATCTTGGCCTCGGCTGTGATCAGCGGTGTTTTGACTTATTGGGGGATTCAAAAATGAAAATACGGTTTTCTAAAAAGATCGTGGTAGGAGTCAGCCTGGGGCTGACTCTTTTTACGTTCGCGGTCCTTATCGTGTATTGGCACACCGGATCCGAACCGGCGGTTTTGATCGGTGCAGTGTTCGGCTATGCAATCAACCAGCTCTGGCAGCTCGCAGGAATCAAGCGGGCAGAAATCAAAAACCAAGGAGAGAAAGAAAATGACATCTGAAATGATTTATGGAATTGCAACACTGATCGTTGCGGTCGTGCTGATTGTATTGGCGAGGCTCGGCTACAGGCGCCAGGTCAGTGAGATCCTGTTCTACCTGGTTGTCTTGGCTGAAAAGCAATTCGGCAGCGGCACCGGTGAAATCAAATTTGCTGCTGTAACCGCCTGGATCTATGAACGGATCCCGATTGCGTTACGGCTTTTATTCACCCAAAAGGAAATCGGGAACCTGATCGAGTTGGCAGTGGTCCGGATGAAAGACTATTTGGCTCAAAACCAGAAAGCCACTGTGCAAATAATGGGAGACAACTGATATGGCTGTAAAGATTTTTTCATTGGTACAGGAAGGTTCAGAATTACTCTCGCCCCATTTCAGGGTGAAGGAATTTGCCTGCAAAGATGGCAGCGACACGATCTATATCGATACGCTCCTGATCTACTATCTCCAGAAGATCCGGGAGCATTTCGGACGGCCGGTGAGGATTCATTCTGCTTATCGGACTCCTGCGTATAACAAGAAGGTGGGCGGTGCTCAGGAATCCCAGCATGTGCTTGGCAAGGCGGCGGATATTCATATCGACGGTATTGAGCCCAAACGCATCTATGACTATGCCAATTCCATAGGTGTTGGCGGACTGGGGCTCTATCCCTCGTTTGTCCATATCGATTGCCGGGTGGGTCGATCAAGGTGGAATGGGTGAAATCTTACTGTCAGATGATATGACATGTAATTATTAGCATCAAAAAATGCTAAAATTAACGCGATATCTTCTGGGAGGTTTGTCTTCATGAAACGTGTTGCATCTTTGTTTGTGATTCTCCTGCTTCTCTTCTCTTTGGTGAGCTGTGGCATATCCTCAGAAACCACCCCGCCGAGGCAATCCCTTATTGAGCTTGTCGAGTCGATGTCGACTTCATCGGAGACTTCTGGAACAAATAAATTATCCCAAGAGGTGTCATCATCCGCTTCGGATTTGGATAAAGATACTGCACTCGGATCCGAAACTCAGTCAACAAAAGCAGCAGCATTACCGTCCTCCTCTGAAGCGGGATCGTCAGCTGAAAATGTATCATCGGAAATGAAGGTGCATTTCCTGGATGTTGGTCAGGGTGCAGCTGTTCTTTTTCAGATCGATGACAAGGTATTGGTCTTTGATGGCGGCGATCGTGACACTTCGTCCTTTGTAGTTTCTTACCTCAAAAAGCAAGCCATCAAACAAGTCGATGTCATGATCGCTTCGCATTACGATGCAGATCATATCAACGGTTTGGTTGGTATCCTCAATGTCTTCCCGGTCAAACAGGTTTACGATGCGAACTACTCCACGGATACACGGGTCTATCTGTCGTTTAAGAAGTATATCCAGGACCATTCCATTCCAGAGGATGTGCCTGGCATGCGACAATCCATCCAAGTGGGTGAAGCAACCGTAACCTTCATCGCCCCAAAAACTTATGGGCACGCGGAAGTCAATGATGACTCGATCTGCATTCGGGTCCAGTTTGGTGAGACCAGTTTTGTCATCATGGGTGATTCCTCGGCTGATGCTGAGCAGCAGATCCTAAGTCAAAATCTAGAATCTGATGTGTTCTATGCCTCTCATCATGGCAGCAACGGCAGCAACTCAAAAACCTTGTTGGCAAACGTCAATCCTGAGTTTGTGGTGATCTCCTGCGGAGCTGATAATTCCTATGGGCACCCGGGAGATAATACCCTAAACCGCATCAAGGCGACCGGTGCTGAGCTTTTTCGTACAGACAAACAGGGAACCATTGTGGCTACCAGTGATGGTGGATCCATTCAGTGGAGCCAGGACCCATGCAATGATTTCACACCGGGGGAAATAACTTCACCAACGACAGTTGTAGCCACGGTTGCCACTGCTGCGCCCACAGCAGCAGCAACAACTCAGACCGCGCCGCCGCCATCTGGTGGTGATGCCAGGGCTTATGTGCTCAATACAAACACTATGAAATTTCATTACCCATCTTGTAGTTCCGCGGCTGATATTTATCCAGAGAATCGGCAAGACGTGGTCATGACGCGGCAGGAGATCATCGATATGGGGTATGTTCCCTGTAAGCGATGTGATCCTTGATCTGCAATATTCTTCTGAATCAGTCAATGGAAATTCCGTCGGAAATTGGTCTGATTTTGCTTGTGCTCTGGCGGGGGGCAACAGGACCTGATCTTGAATCTGCAAGGGTCCTCCCGAACAGTACTGGTTATGTTCTTTTATGGTAACGAAGGTCTGTCGATTGTTGAGAATCTGGGGATCATGGGTTTTCCGCTGCCGGATTTTGTCAGAGAGAAGTTTGAGCATTTGAAGGATAGGGGTAATTTGTCAGATTAAGTATTGTATGAAACAATTAACTTATTTGGTTTATAATGGTTGTAACTATTTCGCCTGAGGAGGTCACATGAAAAGGTATCGTTTATGGAGTTTCGTTTTACTGCTATCAATTTTTACCTTGGCTCTTTCTGCATGTACAGCTGTTGAAGCACCTGACAAGGTAGTCACCAAAGCATTTGCAGCCTTAAAAACAAATGATTTACTGACAGTTGCGAAATACTTGGACGTTGAAAAGATTCAGAATTTCGGGGGTGAATCAGATTCATTTACCGAAGATTCAGAAGAAATCATGAAGGCAATGTTTTCAAAATTGGATACCAAGGTTATCTCATCTGAAGTCGAAAAGGAAACCGCTGTTGTAAAGACCGAAGTGACCACCATTGATATGAAATCTGTTTTTGGGAAATACATTACCCAAGCATTTGCCTTAGCATTCAGCAGTTTGGGTGATAGCACTGGTCCAAGTGATGAAGATATCGAAAAGATGTTTCTTGACCTGATAACCAATGAGACAGCTACTGTTACTAATACTGTCGACATTAAGCTGAATAAAGTTGATAAGGAATGGAAGATCAATGTAGATGAAGCCCTCCAAAATGCCTTACTCGGCGGCTTGCTTTCTGCCATAGATGATATGGAAGAATCGTTTAATTTTGAAGAATCTGATTTCGTTGACACTTCTGAAACAGATTTAAGTTCTTCAAACGAATCATTGTCAGATGCTGACATGCTATTTGAAATCAATAATTTCATAACTGGGGACATCTGGAATGATGGGTTCTGTGATATTTCGAGTTACATTGAGAACGGAAAGAACAGTATTGGCGAAACCATGGATATTGCCTTCACAATTTCTCAACTGGACAAAGCCATGGTGAAACTCGAGGCTTACAACATCGAAATCAATGCCATGTCTGATCCAAATGTTGCTGACGCTAAAGAGATTTGGGTAAAGCTTTATCCGGAGATCAAGTCTCTATACAGTAAATTGAAGGAAAAAACTCCAACTGCAAATGACCCTTCGTATGATTTTGATACTGGCTTGTTTAGTCAATACTCAGATGCTTTTTGGGATGAAGTTTATTAA